GAATTTTGTGTAGCTAAATCACCAAGCATCGACTCCATATATTCTGTACGTTTTGATATACCAAATGGATCTTGTGAATAAGCTCTAATATCGTAAAGTCTCTCAGATATACCATTGACTATTATATCAACAAATTTAGGTATAATAGGCACTGGTTTCCAGTCTAAATTTAAGTAACTTAAGTCACCATTAATAGATAACTCGTCTTTGTATTTTTGTATTGACTGTTCTCCTCTAGCATACAATCTTAGATTGTGATAATTTCTATTGCTATTATTAAATCTATTACCACTTCTAGTCTCATGCAGCCATTCTCCAGCGATAGCTTGGCCAACTTTCAAACCGTACTCTCCGCTCATTTTCTCAAGATCGCTAACGACTTGACTAGGAAATGCGTTAATTCTAGATGATTTATACATATTAATTTTTAATTATTTGAGAAACATCACCCTTGTTTGAATACTTAGCAATGTTTATATTTAATTTTTGTTTTTCTCTCTCTGGGTTTGGTCTATACAAATGTCTATTGCAAGCCATGATAGCTAACCCGCTGCTTATAGTAGCATCAAACTTTGTTCTTTTAGTTATATCAAATCTACTCCAATCGTTTAAAGTTCTATTAAAAACAATACTACCGTAAACGCCGTCTCCTTTGTGCCCAACGTGTTCTTGTATATACATTTCTACAGCGGCGGCATGGGCTTGTTTTATATCTTCACTTGAGTTTGGTATACCACCTACTTCTTTTTCAGCGACAGATAATTTATTCCAAACTTTATCAGGTCTATTCATACTAAATCCTCTATAACCTCTACGTCTTAAATAATACAAAAGTCTAGGCTTGTTGTTCTCTGCTAGTATTGGCATGCCATAAAACACGCAGGCCATCAGTACGTCTTCAAAAAATATCTCTGCCGTTGGTGGTCTAGATATATACTCTAAAAAAAAGTGATTTGGTGGAGCATCTTCCATACTAAACTTAGTTAAACCGTGTAAAGCTCCGTTTGATCCTCTTCTATCTACTGTTCCTGATATATCGTAACTATCACAACCAAAAGCTCCCATATGCTCGTTACCAGGATATTTTATACCGTTTTTAATTACAACTCTATTTTGCAAATGACTTGGTGGTAACCAGCTAACTTTAAATCTACCTTTTGGATCTGGATAAAATATAACTTTTGTGTCTTTAATTCCGTTAACCCATTGAAAACTACCAGTGTTTACATTTAGTAAATTTCCAGTTCCTTCGTTATAATCTATTTGCTCGTATATTTTTACTAAGTTAAATATACTATTTTTTGTCTCGTCTCTAAACGCGTGTTCTTCAGTTCTTGGAAATTGTCTGTAAAACTCGTTTAAAGCATCATGATCTGATTTTAATCCTTCTGCCTCGTTTTCCCAGTGCTCAATTATACCATAATCTATTAATTCACCGTCGGGTCCGAGTACATCATTATCTGGGCTATTAAATACAGGTTGTCCGTATTCATCAATAAATCCTTCGTAGTTCCATTCCATTGGGATAAAAAGAGAATATAAACCAGACTTTGTTTGTCCATTACGATTTCGCTTTGTAACGTCTGAATCATAGTATAATTTTTTAAAGTTATCACCACCTTTTTCAAGAGCGTTACTAGTTGAACCCATCATACACTTACCTACAATTTTAGCACCTAGTCTTAAACAAGTTTTTGTAACTCTCCAATTGTTTAATATATTATCAGGTCTTTCCCATTTACCACTTTCGTCATGTACTAATAAATTAAGCTTTTCCCCATCATAACTATTGTCCCCTGTATTTTTCCAATCAATAGTAGTATCAAGTCCAACCAAGTCTTCCTGCTGTTCGTTCGCAGTGATCTTTTTACGCGTAAACTTACTCGCAGGTACACGATAAGCAAGCTCAGACTTAGGTCTATCCATACCGTCTTGAATTGGTTTAAAAAAGAAAGGGTAGTTAATCGATATAGGAACAACTTTATCTGTAAACATTTTTTTAGCATCAGAACCTGTTTTAGAGAGTATACCATATCTACTATCACTTGCTAACGTGGCTAAATTAACTGTTTCTGCACTTGACATAAAAGAAAATCCAGAACGTCTGTTTTTAAGATAACACATACCGTAGCATCTTTTATCAGCTTTACAAGCCTCCCAGAATATATAAAACAATCTATTGGCTTCTCTAAAATCTGGAGCTCCAACATCTATTTTACTCCATTGTAAGTACATGTAGTGACTACCTGTTATATAAGTTGGTTTTCCGTTGTTAACAAACCAAAAACCCTCTTCTCTACGTTTAAACTCTTCGTCTATAAAATCAAACCATTTTTCTTTTTGTTCTTCTGGATATGCTCTCCAGTCAAATATATTTTTAAGCTTGCTTAATTCTTTTGAGTATTCTATTTTTTGCCACTTGCTTTCTTGCAATTTATATACTTGCACGGGCACAGGTGGTAAAGCAATGCGAAGATTTTGAATTTCAAGTATTTCGCCAATTTTACCATTTTTTGATATAACGATAATATCATGTTCTTTATTGTATCCATATTTCCATTTTTTACCACGGTTTAAACGTGTTATTGTTGTTCTTTTTACAGGTTCTATAACCTTAACTAAACTTTGCTTGTACATTACTTAGATCTACCTTCTGCGAATCCTTTAAAGACTTTTTTCTCTGCCTCTTTAGGTGTTTTGCCCTCAAGCAGGTTTTCTTCTTCTTGGATTCTGTTAAGTATTTCAAATGCGTCAAATATTGCTAGTTTTTTAGTAGCCGCGGCATTTTTTAATCTATCAGCGCTAACGTCGTCTTCTGTGTTAGTAATAATTTTTTCTCTAGCAACATTAATCAACTCTTCAACTGCTCTATGCCCAGCTTGGATTATAAGCTTCTTCGTTTCCTTGATATTCATATTTAATTGTAATAAATTTATTCATAACTCTATATAATCTTTTGTTATCGATTATAAACTCATATGTTGATGAAGGTGTAAAACCTACAAGATCGTCAATATCATTGACACCGTCTGTATATTTAACTATACCTATACACTCTTCTTCTTCTCCTGGTTTTAGTTTGTTTCTTTGTTTGATTGGTTGAACAAAACAATAACCATCCATAGCTCTCCATTTGTCATTTCTTTTATACAAAAATATTTGATCTTGTCTTACAAGGTATGTGTTTTCGTTAAAATAACTTCTACTATTTTTTTCCTTACCTTTAATATCTAACCATCTTCTAAAGACATTATGATGCACTACAATAGTATCTCCAGGTTTTATTTTAGTTTTATAAGCTGTAGGTACAGATTTAACAATAGCTTCTCTATTTACAAACTGATGATTAAAGATCTCAGTGTTAACAATAAGATCTTTATCACCAATTTTTTTAATATTGTTATATCTATTTCCTTTTGGCTCTATAACAAAGTCAAAAGGCGCTTTCATTTTTCTTTCTTTTTTTCCTTTGTGTTCTTAGTGCCCGCTACAGTAATTCCTTTTTTATATAATTCTAGTTGAACCTTAGGATTATAAATACCCCCTTGTCCTCTAGGGCCTACTTTTAATGGTGACTTATCATTTTTTTTTGTTGGAACTATTTTTTTTACCTTACCTTTTCTAGTGTAATGTATAGTTTCCTTATCAGTAGTGTGAGTTTTAACTTTTTTATGAGAAGGTTCTTTCAACCTAAAAAGTTCTCTTATTTTATCTCCATAATATGTTACATTAGGAGGATTTTTTTGTTTTACGGGTGAATTACCAAATCCTGAAAACCCTCGAAGTTTAAATGCCATAATTTTAATATTCTAAGTTATATTCAACAGACACCGCCATGTTTTTGTTAAAGTCTTTCCAAGGTAGAACATTTTTATTTTTTTTGATATAAATAGAATATTTATCTTTTTCTTCTATTATATCGCATATAGTATGCCCACCATAAACGTCTTGACCAACAGAGTAATGCATGGCATTGTCTTTATAATCTTTACCTACGGTAATTTTTCTAATTAGCTTGCTCATAATTTATAGTTCCGTCTGAGATGTTAATATCGTAAGTTCCGTATTCTTTTTCAAACTCAGACTGCATTAAAGTTAATTTATCATTCATTGTTGAAACGTGATGTGAAAGTTGGTGTATATTTGTAGTAAAAACACCTATTTGCATTTGAGCTTTGTTTATCGTGCTTATCACGTTTTGCAAGTTGTTTAATTGCTCGTTACTAATTTTTGAAGGTTTAGTCACCTTTTTTGTTTTTCTTTTTGCCATTTTTATTTAATTTAAGTTAATTATTTATTTTTTTATCCAGCAGCGTTGTCAGTGCTAAACGTAGGTGCGTTACCTCCTGTTCCAAGCGTGCCTTCAAAATTGTTTATTCTATCTGTTACAGTACTATCTGTTCCCTCGTTAAATGTCCAGTGTGCTATAATAGTACCAACGCTATTAACATTGCTTGGATTTGATTTTCCACTGTTGTATAAAGTAGTAACGTCACTAGCTGACAAAACATCACTATAAACAGCAAAGTCGTCCAAATACCCATTTAAATCAGCGTTACCATTAAAAGAAGTTCCCGTTATTACCTCTACTCCTGACGTGCTAGCAGCGTCATCAAAATCTCCACTTAATTCTACCGTGCCTAAACCTGTTGTCTGTATTAACGATCCGTCTACATAAAGCTTTTGTTCGTTGTCATCTCCTTTATCCCAAGTACAAACTATGTGATGAAAATTGCCGTCGTTTTCATGGGTTAACGTACCAGTTTCAGCTGTTTTTTGAGATCCACCTCCTTTAAACATAAACACGTATTTATGAGTAACATTGTGTTTATATTGGATATTTATTCTATTGTTTGTGTCTATACAAAAATCCCAAAGCTGACCGTTGGTACCCGTGGTATTTAACCTTGCCCATATTGATACAGAGCCAGAGGTTTTAAAGCCACTTTCAGCTAAAGCTGTTTGAAAACCAGAGGTAGTAAAATCTACTTCGTCATTACTTCCGTCAAAGGATAAAGAGTAATTTATCTCCGCGTCTATAAAACTAGCAGAACTTAAACTAGTGCCTAAACCTAACATTAAGCTCTATTGTGATAATCTGGTCTTGGAGCAACGTAAACTATTGCAGATCCAGAGTGCAACTCTACGTTATCCCACATTCCATATATAGTTAAACCTTTTGGAAAACTATCTGCAGTAGTTATTGGATCAGCATCTTCATTAGTTTCAGCTGTAGTATCTGCCGTAGCTGCGTTCCAGTGACTGTCTATTGCTAAAACATCCGTGCCTACAAAAGCAGTGTCACCCATACCCATATTTACACCGCCATCAAGAGATTCTAAAGCTTGAAAAGCAACGTCTGTCACCATAGTTATCGCACAAACATAATACTTAGCTGTTGAAGCTGTTAAAAGCAACTTAGCACCGTCGCCTTTTAAAAACGTTGATCCAAATTGACCAAAGCCATAAGTTACTTCTGTTGAATTTTGTCCCATTTTATTTTTTTACTTTTTCTAGTGATCTACCACCGAAGTAAGCACCGATCACCGTTATTAATACTAATTGTAACAAGTCTACCCATGAAGCTTTAACTTCAAATGATATAACACCAGCATCGATAAATATTAATAACACTGTTGATACACATAAGAATATTAAAACTAATGGTCTTATATTTTTTGATAACCAAGAATCAGATTGCATATCAACCTTCCATCTTTCAGTTACTTGTTTTTGCATCTCAGCC